CGCAATAGACTTGTTACCCTGCGTGACGTTGTAGATCAAAGCACACCGGGCGGTCAAAGCTGCCGTCCAAGACACGTTAGCCCAGTTTGCGTAGGCTATGTAACCAGATGAGCTAATAGCTACCCCGGTCATTACCTGACCACCAGCCGTGTATCCCGTACCAGAAACTTCATTGGTGGCACTGTAGACTGTAGTGTCCTCGTTCAAGTCAGCATTACCCGTGTACAAAGCAATCTTGATTGTGTCCGTGGACAGATCGTGGATAGCCTGATACAACTCCTTCTTGAAGCTGGTGGTTTGGGTCTGGACTATGCTCATGTAACCGCCTGCCTATATTGACCACTGCGGTATGCGTCTTGACGCTCCATCCCGTCGCCAAGGCGTTTAGCAAGGGCTAGTGCTTCCTTGTACTTGCCGTCATACAGCGCAACTAAGTCCTGTTCACCTTTCATAAAGGTGTACGCTTCTACCAGCGAGCCATATAGCAACACGGTATCAAAATTATCGCCCAGCCATGTGGTTGTGGCAGTCGTAATCGACTCTGGGTAGTAATAGTAGTGCAGTTCTGCGGAGTAAAGTGCATCTGGCGTTGGGCCGAGGATAAAGCTCAACTCATTTGTGATTACAGAACTAGCAATCGTAGGCCCAAACAACGCGTAGTACTTTGGCGTTCCAGTATCGGTAGGCGTGGGGTACGCCTCACGCATGAAGTTCACATCTTTGTTCAAAAGAAATGTGTACGGGCCAGAACCGGAAAAAACAGCCAACGAGTACGGAGCCAAGAAGTCATTGGGACAAGACAAGTACTTATTACTGGCAGTAATTGTTCCCGTCACGTTCTTACGCAACGATGGAAACTGCACCGAGTTATAGATACGTTGTTCCGCCTGCTGGATAAACCGATTAATCTGAGTCGTAGACGATACAGTAGACGAATCCGCAAGGGTAATCGCCGGGAAATTATTTTCCGTATAAGTCTGTATCGCCGACGAAAGCTCAGAATAGTTCATGCCATCGGGCCTCTTGCCGTTACACCTTTGGTAGCGCAGCCATTACCACGGGTTTTGATACCGTCAGTCTTAGTAGTTTCGTTGCCCGCAGATTTGCTGATAGCACCGATGCTGACATCGTAGGTGTCTAGCTTGCTACGGTTTGAGTCTTTACCGGGGTTGCTGGAAATTTTCATGGCCTTACCATCCATCGTGTGTGGAGGTGCGTAAACGCTAGCAGGGCCAACTTCCTTGCCGTCTCTTTTCATACTGTAAGCCATGATTTACCCCGTCTTTTGGTTAGCTGCACGAGACAGATTACGGCCCACGCGCATGCGGTCTTCACTCGTAGGGCCACCTTTTTTGAGCTTCAAGGTTGTTCCCTTGCCGCCTTTATGTTCTTGAGCATCGTGCTGCTTGAACGCTTTTTTAATCATGGCCTTGTCTTGCGCCATATCCATCTTCATGTTCTCTTTAGCCATCATGGACTCCTATGAAACCGTTACTGTTACCGTGCCAACACTTGTAACCCCAACCAAATAATTGGGGGTTAAAACCGCATCAAAACTGCTGGCTCCACCTACTGGAGCCCAGCCCCACTGGATGTCACGACTACCGCCACTATTGTATCCGTCAGTCATTGGCCCAGCGGTTACGTATGTGCTATCTCGCCGAGGATTTCTTACTGCTTGCGGGTCTTCCACCGGGTACATACCTAGTTGCAACTGGGGCTGGTCGGGATCCCAACAGGTTTTGCAAACAAGCAAGTTGTAAATCTTCGTCTTTTTTACTTCTTTCTTTAACTCGGTAAGTTTGAATTGTGCACCACAACGGTCACACATTGCAATTGCATTCTTACCTGAAGAAAACCTATTGCCCATGACTTACCCAATAAACATCTGGCGCGGAACAAATCTTTGCGCTGCTGATTCCCTATCCTCCGTAGACGCATACTCCCAAGCCTCGTCATACTGCTGTTTAAGCAAGTCCATCCGTTGCCCACCATTGGGCACTTTTAAGGCCAAGTAGTACGCCAGCCCTGCAACAAGGCAGGGCAGGAAACGAAACGGTACATCCATAGTGTTCACGCCGCCACCCGCATCGTCAATACGGCGCATACGCCAGTAGATAAGCTGGTACGTTGTGGAGTTGTCCGGGGTAGGCCAAACAGTTACGGCTGGTAAATTTTGCTGGTACACCGCATCTCCGGCTGTGTGCGCCGCCGCAGTAGTCGTGCCTTGCCCGCGAGAGCAGTTATATAGGATATTCCCTGATATGTACCCATAACCAATGGTTTCTGAACCAATCAGGATAAAACCTGTTGCTGCTAAACCGGTAACAGAAGCCAGCACAATCGTGGTATCCGTGGCGGAGACGGTTGTACTTAGCGTTGTCCCAACAGAAGAAGTCTGGCCATTTAGCCGCTGTATCCAGATTTGGATCGGGCGTGCCTGTTGCAACTTGTTGGGGATGGTGGCGTAAGTGCTGATACTGATTCGAGTAATGGTCAAGTCAGCTTGCGTAGAGGCACTCCCTGCGCCGGTACGGACTACGTGCTCAAGCAAATCCACCGTGTCGTTTGGCAACGGGTAGGTGTTTTGCCCCGGAACTAGGTTGATAGTCCCCTGCTCAAATGTCCACATGTTAATGCCGCGATTAGCCCAATCCGCAAACAGTAGGTTTAGTGACCGACGCGCCGTGCGCAAGTCATAGCCCGTGCGAAGTTCAGAGCCCGCACGCTCAAACGCTTCCTCTACGATCTCCGTAAGGTCAAGGTTAAAAGCGGCTACGCCAGAAGTGCTCATTATCTAAACCCTGCTGTTTTCTTTGCTATGGTTTTGGGCTGTGCCACAAACTGCTTACCTGCTGCTTTACCTGCACGCTTTGCTTTGGTGGTAGCTGCGTATTCGGCTGGGCTAAGGGATTTTATAGCAGCTTCAGGCAAATATCGCTCACCTGTTTTGGACGACGGCTTTCCCGACTTGGTGCGCCATTTCTGGTCACCCCAATTTTTAAGGGATTGCTGCGGCGCTTTCAATCTCGGTATCCCCCACCAGCAGCTTTATAACGTTTAGCTACAAGCTGCGCTTTACGGGCTGACCATTGCCCTGCCCCAGTGCCTTGGGTAGCCGCTGCTTTAACCTGCGACACAATCTTCTTGCGAAGGCTGGGTTTGGTGTAATTCCCTGCGGCATTAACTGAGCCACCCTCTTTGTACTGCGTGAAGTCAGTGTCATCCCGGCGAGGCAATTTCTTGCCCTTTGGCATCTTGGAGGGGGAGATGTCCCCCATACCGCGTGAGGCCATCATGGTCTTAGCAGGACATGCCGCCCTTGTTCATCTTGACGAACGTACCTTTGGTCTTGCCTTTGGAAGCAACACCGTCAGCGCGGGAAGAAGCTGAACCGCCTTTAGACATGGATGTCATGCCACCAGAAGCCATTTTCTTCATGGGCTTTCCTTTTGCTTCGTCTTTTTTCTTAGCAATCATTGCCATGAAAGGATTCATCTTAGCCATAGTATCACCACCTTTAGAAAATTTGCGGCCCTTGTCCGCAGTTGAAAAATCTTTGCCCACGGACTGTGGAACGCCTACCTTCTTGGCAAACGACGGCGAGTGAGCCACCGCTTCCATGAACCTGTGCTGCTTCTTACTCGTGCTTGGCATTATTTATTCCACCAGTGCAGTACTTGCATAATCCCTGCGCCAACAACCCCGGCAAAGCCACCAACCGCAAGCAGCATTTTCCAACCGCCTTTGGCTTCGGACAGCGTTTTATCAATGTCAGCAAGCATTTTTTTAATATCGTTTATATCCGCAGCCATCTTGTCCATGTCTGATTGCAAGTGCGCAATATCAGAAGCATGGGTAGCTAGTTCACGGGCAGTTTGTATTGCGTCTTCCATATCAACATTTCCATCTGGCTAAGGAAGCCGCCTTGCGGGTAGGCTTACCTTTTTCATCTTTCATCGGCCCCGGCATACCAGACATCCGCGCACAAAATGAGTTCTTGCGTGCGCCGCCTTGAGGCTGGGGAGCCTTCAGATTAGAACCTGTTGCTGCGTTGTACTTGGCACGGCCTTTGGCAGTCAGCCCAGCCCCCTTGGAGACCGGCAGCTTTTCGCCGCGACCTACAGAAAGAACCGGGCCTTGCTTCTTAGCCATAAAACACCGTAATTCCTGTAATGGAGCCAACGCTAAGTGTGAGATATAAACCAGTAGATGCCAAAATACCCTCGCCGGGAATCAAAACATAAAAAGTGTTTGGTGTTGCAAGGCTTGCAATATCCATTGTGTAGAGAACGGCGGCTGTAGCGCTGCCATCTCTGATTTCAAATGTTGCGGCTGTACTTGCCTTGGGGCTAACAACAAAACCTTTGAGTCGCGTTCGCCCAACGTAATAAGAACCCGCTGCACTCAGGTGTGCGCTTTTAACATCAGTTTGCATAGCCATAATCAATCTCCTATAAAGCAGGGGCCGAAGCCCCCAAGATTAATTACTGCTGGCTGGCAGAGGGGAGTTGTGCGCCGTCAGAGTTTGCAACCACATATATAACTGTGTATTGAACTGTACCCGCAGTCACAGCAGCAACCGTGGGAGTCAATGTAGCAATAACCTTAACGTCGGTAGAGCCAACTCCTATACCATTAGGAGATGCCGTGCTGGTTGCGCCCGCCCAGTTAACTAGCTTAGTAGCAGCATTGGTGTTAGCCAAACGGCCTTGGGAAGTAATGTCAGTAGATGCCCAATACAGTGCGGCGGTAGTGCCGTCACCCAGCGTCAAGTTAGCTGCGGTAGACCCTGTAAATGCAACTTGGGTAGCAATGTTAATGCTCAGGTTTTGAGAGCCAGCAGGAAGTACACAAACAGTGTCAGTGGTAGCAGAAGCTGCTTGACCCGTGTAATCTTTTTTGAATGTCTGAGAACAAACAGTTGCGCCCAAGTTTTCTAGCGAACCAACGGTAGTGCCGGTGGTGTTTTTAATTGTGCCAAGCAGCCACGGGCCAAGATGAGTTGCGAATCCCATGATAATTCCTTACATACAAGTTAAGTGCATCAATCGGTATGTCGTCTGCCGGGACAGTTTGATGCACC